TTTAGTCCTCCTCGTTTTTAAACTGATACTGAAACTTTGTCAAACTATCTGTTACTGTCGATACTATGAATGCGACTGTAAGTATCTTTGATGGTCCTAAGTTCTCATATACATGCAACATGCTTCCTTCAAGTGCATCTACTAAAGATTCTTCTTCCTTCCAGGTCATGCCTGCATCATATGATAACTTTGCTTTCATGCCCTCGTAGATTGCTGTTGCTCCTGTAATTCCATAGATGCTCACATCTGACATATCGCACGTTGCCTGTATGATCTGTGGATGCGGTACCGCTGTGATCGTAATCATTGTATCTTTGATCGTGTCAGCATCCGTCCATTTGTATATCTTCGGCGATTCTAATTGCATGATATAGTCCGACGCCGGTGCTGTATCTAATCCATATTCTACGAAATCTGCTGCCTGCATTGCCTCACCAGAAAGCGTTATTTCGCTAACCACATCATCCTGAATCGTATAATACTTGTCTTCCGACCAGAGCAGATACTTCACTACCTGTTCTGTCTCACTCTCAGAATCTGAAACTCCAGCATCATGCTCGGAATTCACATCACTAACGATAGCACTTTGGATTGATTCAAATTCTGTCGAGTCCAACTCAACAACATTCATCATTCCACGGTCTATGCTCTGATTTGCCGATTGGTTCACAAACTCCGTTGCAAGTTTGAATGCTCCATCTTTCGTTGTTACATACCGCGACGAATATGTACACTCGCTGTCTGTTGTAAATGTCCAGCTCACGATTCCCCAACTGATTTCTGCCTTATCAAGCAGATTTCCAACTGTTGTAATACCTTCCAATTGAACTGTCTGAAGCTGTTCTTCTACTATAGTTTTGTCTACATCTATCATATCTGCAACAATTGTACATATCAGATCTTTTGACACAGTGAGAGAATCCAATACAGCAATTTGCGTAAGTTTCTCTTCCAGTGTGATAAATCCATCCCATTCGACTGTACCAACCAATCCCTGACCATAGATAACCGCACGTACCGCCCCCTGCGCTATCGCTATACTGCCACCGGCAATGTTTAACTTTACAATCCATCGATTGATGGAGTTTTCTTCAATCATAAGCATATACATCAAACTCAGTATATGCTTTCCGTTTTTCCATGTCTCTGTCGGATTATATCCTATGATTGTTACTTCATTCAGTGTGTACTCGATTGATCCGATCACATCTTCTTCTGCAGTTGCATCAAGCAGTACTTCTGCTTGAAAAAGCACGCCTATTGAGACGGACGATGTGAAACGGATATCTATGATTGCCTTGGACTCGCCGTCGCCGATCTGGATTGTACTCGCATTCTCATAATTAAAAAATAATATCTCATTTGTTGATACGTTATTCCGTAGCCCTTCCAGATTCTTATCCGTCTTACTCTTTGCACTTGCAAGCGCTGGATCCGATCCAAAGCCTGTGATCTTATACCCTCCGTTGAATGTATAATCATACATCATCACACATCCAAGCTTTCCCGGAGCAATACCATCCGTGCACCGGATGATATCGCCAAGGTCATACATCGCCCCACATAAGCAGCTCGTCTCGAATGGCACATAGTCTATTTTCAAAAGTGCATCCAACACCGCGCGCCGGATCTGCTCTTTGTAACTGTCTACACCATATTGCAGAAACGGATTCGATCCAAGATTGTATGTCAGATAATTATCTGGATCAGATCCATAATAGCTTGTAGTGTTGTTTTCCATATTCACACAGGATAATCCAGAGTAGCGTGTCTCAAACTTACTGAACTTTGAGCCGGTAAACCGTTCATGATTCGTAAGTGTATCAACAACATTCTGCGTGTAGCTTCTAAGTACAAGCTTTCCTTCGCGATCCATCGTCGCAATGGTACCTGTTGCCTGTGCTACCCAGAATACAAAATCCTGCCATGTCTCGATATCATTCTCTGTATAAAGCGAAAGACTCTCCGTTCCGTTCGGAAGTGCATCTACATCTGCCTGTGTCAGTCCCAACTCTACCTCACAGGTTGTGCAAGCAAGCGTTAACAACTCATATGGTGTGCCAATTGTAATATCTACCGTACAGGATCGATTGAAGCGAGCCATGTTGTCATATGCTGTGATATCAACGCCATACTCCGTGTCATTTGCTTCTGATACTGTATAGACGCCAAGCGGTACATCTTCCCATGCGGTACCGCCAATCAAGAGTCCTTCTGATACTATGATCTGTGCATTCGTCCAGTCCGGCACCGGAAGCTCCGGCTTAAATGTACATTTTAGTTCGCCTATATATACAGAGCCGATCTTGACATCGTTCTGCTCGCTGCACTGATTCGTTATCGTGAAGGAACCGCTTAATATGTCATGATTGGTAAATGCAATCTTATTTACTGTTCCGGCCAGGCGGAACGTCTGTACTTTTCTTTTTGTTTGTTTCAGATATTCTTCTGATACCTGATACATGCTACCGCCTCCTTGCTTTATAACTCTTCCGCGCCGAAAGATACCGTCCAATACCCTTGTGTGTTCTGGCTATATTCCGAATTCTTCTCCAAATCGCAATCAATACTCTCAATCCTCACCGTATACTCCGCTTCATCAATCTGCAGTTTTACCGACTGCATATTCGCATATCCAAGCAGCTTGTTCTTCCATCTCGAAGATACCTGGAATTTCAACGAGCCGGAATACTTCCCGGCTCGCACGTCAATTGCAAGATCGTCTCCTGCTTCTGACTGAAATGTATTTGATACCTTGCTGAAGCTTTCTGAATAATCGATTGGATTTGGTACACGTTCGCCATTGATTTTTACATATTTGTTCAGCATTATCTTCCTCCGCTTCTGTAATTAGTGATCTGGTTCGCACGTACAATGATGTCATTTAATTTTGACTGTCCGATATATACCGGGATTACAATATCGCCTGCTGCCATTGCTGTCTGATTACCTGCAAGTGCGGCTTTCATCTCACGTGCCACGGCCGCAATCCATTTCTCGTTTTGATCAAGCGGTACAACCGCCTCGGCGCCATTACCTTCGAGCAAGCCGACCTGTCCCTTTGCAAGCACACCGCCTCGTTCCAATTGCGGTACTCCAAGCTTACTGATCTTTGACAAGCTGACACCCGGTATTTTGTTGATCACACCGATTACGGCATTGATTGCACCGATGAAGCCGTTTATGATTCCGATTGCCTTGGATAAGACAAAATTAACGGCTGTTTTTACTGCTCCGGAAATCGCATTGCCGATTGCCATACCTGCACTTTTGAAGATGCCTGTTACAGAGTTCCATACGCCTGAAAAGAAACCGCCTAATCGATTGAAGATACTTGTTATGCCATTCCACGCCTGTTGGAATATGCCTGTGAAGAAACTTCCAACCGTGCTGAATACATTCCTTATGCTTGACCATGCGTTTGTCGCAACGGACACGATTCCATTCCATATGCCTGTAAAGAAGCTTCCAATCGCCTGAAAAGCAGATGTGAAGAACTCCTTAAACGCCGTGACAAGCTGTGACACCTTCTCACAGAAAGATTCCCATACAAACTGTGCCACCTCAACGATTGCATCCCAGTTTTTAATTACTACGATAATTGCAGTGATCACAGCAATTACCGCAGCGGCAATCAGAAGAAACGGACCAATTGCAGTGACAACTCCGGTGATGGCCGGAATCATGGTTCCTGTAATAAACGTAGATGCGGTACCCATCCATGTTGTGATAGAACCGACTAAAGACACTATCTGACCGCCGAATGTGATAATCTTACCCACAGAGGATATGAGTGTACCAATTATCACAATCAGCGGTCCTATCGCCGCCGCAATTGCTGCAATCATCACAATCTGCTGTTGTGTCTCCGGATCTAAGTCACGGAACTTTTGTACTAACTCCTGTATTTTCCCGGCTATCTGCTGAACGATTGGCATCAGGATCTGACCGATTGATATTGCGCAGTTTTGGATTGCCGTCTTCGTCTTCTCAAACTGGATGGACGGATCCGAAGCTTCCAGCGTATCAAATGCTTGTTGCGCTGTACCTGCGGAATTTCCAAGTTCTTTAACTGCACTTGTAAAATCTGTTGTATGCTGGGTTATTGTTGCCGCTGCCTTCGCGGCTTCCTGTGAACCAAACATATCTGCAAGACTCATTCCGCTACTGTCCGCTTCATTCTGTATAATCTGTAACACATCTGACAGATTATATCCCTCATTCATCAGCTCACTAAACGATTTGCCCGTCTTTTCTTTCAAGATGTTTGATGTCGTGCTTCCGGATTTCCCAAGTTCATTCAGCATACCATTGATGTAAGTTGTAGCTTCCGCTGTACCTATACCATTTTTCGTAGTTGTAACATATGCCGCACTTAACTGGTCCAAATTGACGCCATACATCGCCGCTGTCGGTATAACTTTACCCATTGATGCACCCAGCTCATCTACGGTCGTTTTTCCAAGATTCTGTGTAGTGATCAGCTTATCCGATACGGATGATACCTGATCTGCAGATAACCCATATGCATTTAAGGCTGTTGTTAGCGTATCCGTCGCCGTTGTCATGCTTGTAAATCCGGCTCTTGCAAGTACGTTTGCCTGTTCTACAAATCCAACAGCATCCTTTGTCGACTGACCTGCGGAGATCGCCTGATACGATGCTTCCGCAATCTCCGCGGCACCCATACCTGTACTGTCAGACAACGCCATAATCGAAGAGTCGAGATCATCTAACGGTGTCTGTGTTGTATCTGCGATTGTAGACAGCTTCGCTAATGCGGAAGAGTAGTCCGTCGCTTCTTTGACCGCCGCGGTACCTCCTGCCACAACCGGCATCGTAATTGTTGCTGTCATCTTTCCGCCAAGTGCCGATACCTTATCTCCAACACCTGTAACCTTTTCTCCAAGCCCGGATATGTTGTTGCCAACTTCCTTGATATGCGCTCCTGCTGCCTGCATCTGACTTCCCAGCACAGACGATGCCTGTCTTGCCTGCTTTTCCAGATTCGACAGCTCATTCGTCGTTGTAACAATTTCTGCCTGCAACGCATCGTATTCACCCTGTGTGATATTTCCAAGTTCAAGTTCCTTTTTTGCGGATTCGGCAGCCTGCTTCTCCATATCGAGTTTTTCTTTTGTTTCTTTGATTACTCCGTTCAAAGCATTCTGTTTTGCTTTGAGAAGATCTACATTTTTCGGATCAAGCTTGAGTGCTTTTTCCACCGAATTCAACTGGCTTTTCGTTGTTTTGATCTCTGAATTGGCAGCTTTCAGTGCTTTCGTAAGCCCTGTTGTTTTTCCATCGATTTCAATTGTAATTCCCTTGATCTGTCCCACGTAGCCACCCCCTTACATAGCTGCAAATTTATCAAAATCATCCTGCGTCGCCTTGAGTGGGTAGTTATACGTGTCATTGCTGCTCTCGATCATCATGTCGAGCACATCTCCATGTGTTAACTCCTCAAGGTCCTGCATCGATATATGTAGTGAAAAAGCCCGCAGCATGAAGATGTTTGTATTCATCTCCCTTACTGTGGGCTTTGGTCTTTTTTTAGTTCACTTGTGGTCGTGATATTTCGATTCCAAACGTTCAGGATGGATGTAATTGCCGCAGGATCCTGGAAGTCCGCCTCTTCAAATTCTTCCATCCATGCAATGTACCCTTCTTCTGAAGCTTCCTTAATCTCCTTCCGGTTCTGCATGTTCATTACATACGCAAGCTTCGATGTATATTCAATCGCATCAAGTTTGTCTACGTCTTCTACGTTTTCCAACTTGGCAAGATCTTTTAACAGCTCGCGCTTAAAGATCTGCTTATATCGAATCGCAGTCGCTGCGTTGCTCTCAACTGCCACCTCTCTCTGCCCAATTCTGATAACTGATCTCATCGTATCCTCCGTTTCTGTTGCACCGGTGCAACTTTATATTTTTGCAAGAAAAATGGGACGGTATCTTCTACCATCCCATTTCAATGATTGATATTAACCTGCTGCCTGTTCTGATGCAGTCGGCTCCCATACTTTTGTATACCAGCTCTTATACACTTCATCTGTTGTATTGGATCCGGTTGTTGCCTTAACCAGATTCTTTTCCTTGCCATTTATCACATTGACATCCGGACGTGGTGCAGCCGTAATTGTCACAGATTCTGTCACCGGCTCCGTGCTATCCTCTTTTGTCTTGGACGCAACGGAGTGTCGTGTCAGTGAGCAACGATACAACACATGTCTGCGTGCCTTTTTATCTCCTGAAAACTCAAACATAAGCGCAATATACTTCTGTTCGTCTGTCGAAGATTCAACGAGCACACCATCAACCTCTTCCTGTCCCATTACCTCAGTTTCCACGTCCTCCGGCACAAGCGCAGATTCGAAATCTCCCTCATAACCGGAATTGCTTGACAATACGGCATACGCGGTATCATCCGCATAAAACGTGTTGGATTCTCCGGACGGATCAAGCGACATACTTACTGCTCCCGGCCATTTCTTTGGCGTACTGTATGTACTCTTGATTGTGCCATCCTCCTGCTCCGTCTCTGTGATTATCGCATAGTGCGTATTTTTCAATCCAAACTTAATCTTATTTTTTTCTTTACCCATCTTTATATTACCTCGCTTCCTATATGGTCTTAGCTTCGTATATGGTCATAAATACTTTCTGCTCGTTCTCGAACTCGTCTGTCATGCTCCACGGAATTTCTGCTTCATTCAAAGCATCTTCGATCATCGCTTCAAGCTTCTCATTCTTCTTCGTACTGTACAGCACCGCACGCATGGAACTAATCTTCTGATACACCTTGTCATCTGCGAAGAAATTACTATCCGCATGGCATGTGTATGTGACGTATGGTACTTTGGTGCCTACAGGTGCATGGTCATAGTGTACAGTCACACCCGGTACCGACAAGACTTTCTTTACATCTACAATCGTCATCCTTTTTCCACCTGCCTTTTGAATTCTTCCGGAAACTCATCCTGCGCCCAGGCTTCCACCGGAGCAATATGCACGTGCGCAGCGGCGTGTCCTCGCACTTCTCCGTTGATGATGATGTCATGTCCGTTCTCAAGAAGATGTGTCAGCTGGTACTGCTCGTTATACACAGTCATTCCTTCTGATGTTTTCTTGTATTTCCATCCATTTTTGTACTTTTTTCCTCTTTTTGCACGCTTGTTTTTGGGTGAGGTCTTTTTCAGCTTCTTTACAGCTTCCTCGGCTGTTTTCTCCGCTGCCGTATCAACCGCAGTGTGCACATGATGCTCAAACGCCGAAAAAATCGATTGTAATTCCATATCAAGCTGTCCAATTTTAATCGTCTTGTTCGACATACGTCACCCCTGCTTTCTCTTCGGCATACAGCTCGATCGTATCGGAATCTGTACGCTCATAGGTGCGATAGATCCCATATACCTTGTCTTTGTACTTCACAAGCTCTTCGCCGTTGTAATTTACCTTATCTGTGTCAAAGCGATACTTCGGATTCATACCGACCTGCCCGGCTTTGAAGAATTCCTGGCGATCAACAGACTGTACTTTGCATATTACTGCACGCTCGGTCTTCTCAACGACAACCGGATTGCCGATATCATCTGTCCCAGTCTTAACCGCGATCAATATGATTTCGTCATCCATCCTCTTCCACCTTCGCTTTCTGTGCAAACAGGCGATTGTTGAGTTCATACCGTAACATGCGTGGCATCTCCTCACCGGTTGCTCTTTTGCGCCACATCCACGCCGCATAGCTTATGATAAGCTCCTCATCATCCACAGGTGGATCCTCCGGGAAGGTGATGCCTTCCCGTTCGATCCGCTTCTTTGCAGTCTGCAGATACTGACTCAACCGCTTATCATACACCGTGGCAGAAATTCCAAGGTCGATCTTTAACATTGTCAACTTATCTGCATCTGTCATAGATTACTCCTTACTTGATGCAGCCGCCTTATTTGCTGTATCTTCTGCAAATGTCATATCTGCTGTCGGTGTAGTTCCAAGGATTCCGATTGCTACAAAGCCCTCTGCAATCACCGGAAGACCGTCATATCGTGCCAATCCCTTATATACTGTCTGATCTTCTAAAAACTTCACATGCTCAGACTGTGTGATCTGTGCGCCCTCACGCTCGGCAAGGAGATATAAGTCACCATACCCGCCGACAATTACATTGTCCGGGATGAAATCGAGTGTTTCAATCGCACCACCAACGATTGGCATGGTGTCCCCCATTCCGGTAGCGATTGCGCCCGCTGCATTAAAGCTGAGTGCCTCTGCCACAAGCTTGGTCTTGGTTGTCTCGTTCATAGCCCAGAAGCGATTACCTGTTGAATACTTGCCCTTGGCATTCCCTGATGCAATCACAATCTCCTTGAACAGATCAACACCCTTCTTTGCGGCTGCAATTGATACAATGTTTGAGGAAGAAAGATTCTTCCACTCACGCGCGGTATCCGGGTAAGTCTCCGGTTTTGCCGCCTGCGCCAGACGTGTGACTACGCCTGTTGGCATCTTCTTTGATGTACCATAAAGGATTGCCTTATCAAGTGCCAAACCGATAGACTGTCCAAGCGATGTGATGATGGTTGTTGCAAGATCAATGTCGGAATCCTTCAGCACGGCATTGTTGATCACCATATATCCGGCAACCTTGTATCCATCTACCTCCGCATCGTTGAACACCAACGACAGCTCATTGATAGCCGCATTCATCTCTGTCCAGACTGCTTCAGGAATCGTGCCCTGAATCGTTTGTCTTGCCTTACCCGGCACAGACTGCACACGTACATGCTTATAAAGCTTTGAGTACTCCTCAATGTTCTCACGAAGAAGATCAAGCATCACGCTTGGAATTGTAAGCTCTGCACCTGTGATTGCACGATTCTGTGTTCCAAGTGTACGCACGCGCTCTAAAAATGCATGTACATCGTCACGCGCGAAAAACGCATCACGCTCCTGTACTGTCATACCAAAAAACTTCTTTCTTGTTGTTTTCACTGTTTCCACTCCTCTCATTCTTGCCTCTGGTACCGGTTCTTCCTGTCTCTGCTTGCTTTCGAGTTCTGCAAGCTCGGACTCTGTATCCGATACTTCCTTTTCCAGAGTTCTCACTGACTCGTCATTTTCGTTCTTGTCCTTCTCGTACTGCTCTACTTCCTGTGCCACTGCCTCCTTCTCTTCGTCTGTCTGTGCTTCCTCAATAGCTGCTTCCAGCTCTTTCTCACGTGTTGCAAGCTCCTTTGCCTTCTCACGTGCCTCTGTGAGCTTCTTTGTGACTTCGCTCAGCTTCTTTCTGAGCATGATAACCTTTAACATGATCCATTTCCTCCTTTTAATTTTTGCTTCATGTCAAGTTTCCACACCTCATTTTGTCGCGCCCGGATGGTGTCGATATCCTTTTGTCGCGCATTGACACTTGTCTCTTCGTAAGCAGGGAATGTACATACTGACACTTCATACAGCTTGACTTTCTTAATTTTCCAGTGAACAGAACCATCCTCACGGACGTCTGTCTCTTCATCCAGAATATCAAAGCCAAAGCTGCACTGATCCACGTCATGCCGTTTCACTCTGGCGTACAGATTCATTGCATCCGAATCATCCGGATTAATGTTTATATGTCCCCAGAGTCCACGCTCATCCTGTCGTAGTGTCAGTGTTGCTGCTTTCGTTCGTCCAAGCACCATGCTCGTGTCATGATTGATTAACGCACGGATATCATCTGAAATTGTCTCAGTAAATGCTCCACTTTCGACACTTTCGCTGTAACCCGGTGCAATAATATAGGTGCTATTAAAAACGGCGAAGTAACCTTCAATCGAAAGTGCCTCGCCGTCTTCTCTCGTATTAAATTCCGATGCGACAGATCGTATCTGTCGAATATGTCTATCCATTGTCTTCTCCCTTCTGTATCAATTTCTTCTGTGTTGCTGCCATGTCCCACGGTATATAGTTTTCAAGCACTCTAAGTTCATCCAAGCCTTCCTTTGGTGACATGCCTATCTTGTCTCTGACTTCATTTCCAGTCACAAATCCACGGTCTGACAGCGAACCGAATACGGATGCTATCGTCGTCAGATCCCAATCCATCACGGACATGGCATTGAACTTGATGTACATATTCGGACTGTATATCAGTTTCCGCGTCATCTCCTGCTGTAAGCCTGTGACAATCGTCTTTATTTTCGTCTTGACAAAATAATTCCACTCATCCTGCTTGTACTCTCCAACGCCAAGCACGAACGCAGGCACTCCTAATATCGCGGCTACACTTTGCTTGTCCAGCTTTACATTGTCGGATATCGCAAGATCTGACAGAGACAACGGTTTGATCTGTTCTATCTCAAACTGTTCCGCAGGTATCAGCCACGGTGCACCAGCTTCGCCAGAATTCATGTACTCATTGATCAGCTTCTGTCTGCCCTTTGGCGACGAGAATTCTTCCGTCATTCCATCCACTTTGACGATCAGGCTTGGCTTGTACTTGCTCTTCATGAAAGCATTTGTTGTAGCCTGTGCCTGTCGCAGGTTGTCCGCGACATCTTTCAATTGTGCTGTAACGCCCTGCCCTTTGTACAGGTATACCTTATCCGGATTATATACAAAGTGCATCACCTCATCCGGGGCATAAGGGATTCCATCAATCATCACATGATATCTGGTGTAATCGCCCTGATATGATACTCTGTTTGCAGCCACCGGCTCCATATCAGACAGATATCCATCTTCCGTGTATACTTTCACAACCGAATTGCCTTTGCCATACAGGAGCAGATTCATCACAATCGCTTCTATAAACGTCTGCCGCGTCATGGTACTGCACGGGTTTATATCAATCTTTCGTGACAGTTCATTGATCACACGCTCGTCACCCCGTTCGGTGTTCTCCATGACGTGAATCGTCATTGCTCCAACCACTTCTGCAATCTTACGGCAGGCTGCTACAATCTCCGGGTTCTGGTCCAGAGATGTATAACCATCACCGCACAGGATGTCATATGCTTCCGCGCTTCCGATCAGCACCGCCGATCGGGTTCGTCTTGCTTTTCTTAGTGCCCGCTGTATCACGTTATTCTTTTTACTCATCTTCATTCTCACCTCCCCACCAGCTCTTTGATTTCTCGCTCTTTTCGAGCGAATTCAAGTATCTGACGCACGCAAACACACTCGAATCGAACAAGTCGATACGTGCCGTCGGTTCTATCTTCTCAAATTGGATCATGTCGTCGGTCTTCTCAATCGCATGTACATTCTGCACGCAGTACTCATAAGCATCTGAATGCAGGTAATACAACGTTCCATCTTTGGCAGATTTCTCAATATGCCGGAACCCCTCCGACTTCACGTAGAAATACTGTGGCTGGTCGACTATACGGAACCCTGCCTTTTTCATCTGGATAAAGTACTCACGTGCAAACTTCTTATCGTGACCAACCTGCTTGATCTTAAAGCCTTTGCTCCGCATCTCCTTGAACCAATTCACAATATCTCCAACGTTAACCGTCGGCGTGTTGCACATGGTCAGCCATCCATCGTCCCTCCAGCCAAACAGCGGTATGTTGTCTTCATCTGCTTTCCTTGCTGCTTCCACAACCGGGAAGAATGCATGCGTGATAATGATATCCACGCCCTTGTAATGTCCGAATAGTGCCGCTGCCGTGAGATCATGCAATTTCGACAGGTCGGCACCACCGTACCAGTCTATATTAAGCTTTGCGAGCTCCTCTATGCTCCAGGTATACTGCTTGTCTGAATTTTGGAACTCTTTTATATCAAAATATGCCTTCATCGCCGTGGTATATACATTCAACTGGCGGCTTAGAAAATCCTTCCGCTGTTGCGGATCGTTCTGTGCCTGTATGGAATCGTTCATGATAGCTTCCGGCCGGATTGTCACACCATATCCCGGATTTGCCTTTTCATGCTGGATTGGATTGGTAAAATCTACATTTCCCTTTTCGTCCTGATCGGCACGAGATACAAAGCAGAACAATGTATCGTCCTTCACTATGCCATCCAACACTTTGTTTGTATATTCCAACCGGCGATAGCAGAATGAATTCATGTTATCGCCCGCAGTTGTGATACCGATCATCAGCTTGTTCGTGTATGCTGCCATTGCCTCCTTGAATCGATTGTACTGCGATGCACGCTTGAACGCATGCACCTCATCCGCGATGGCTATGTTACAGTTGAATGAATCCTGCGTGTCTGGATTGCTGGCAAGTGCTTCGATGTACAAGGAACCCTCCGGCTCTTCATTCTCATTGTAAAAAGTGTACTCGATAGAGTGCTGTGCATTGTTATTCAGTACTTTAAACTCGCCTATCATGCCCCGGTATCGCAAAGTATGCAGGATATCGTCGAAGCTCTGCTTTGCCTGTTTCAGTGCCGCTGCAACAATATAGATCGTCGCACCTGATTTACGCTCTAATAACCCCAGAGCAAAAGCCAGCGCCGCTATAAAAAGTGTTTTCCCCTGCTTTCGTGGGACAAAAATAAAGGCCTCTTTGTATCGTCTGATCTGAGTACCTTTATAGTAAAAGCCTATTAAGTTATATACGATGAATATCTGCCACGGCTGCAATATCAGCGGTGTGTTCCGCAGGGTATGTCCTTGCAGGTCCTCGCCTTTCACATGCACCATCACCCGCTCGATGATATTGATCACAAAATCCGGCTCTTTCGTGTGCAGCTCAAGATCATCGCGTTCCAGATCCGCCAGGAACCGTTTGCACTCTCGTACATTGTTTCCGGCAATGATCTTTCCAGCGACCACATCTTTCGCGTAGCGGATTGCCGCCTGCTTGTATGACTTAGCCGCCAATGTCCCGCAGGATGTCTCCTAATGCAGACACCTTTTTCCCTTTGATTGCTGATTCGTCGATTTTTTTCAGCCCTGCCGGTGTGAGCCCCAGATCTCTCCAGTATGAAAGTGCAGATGTGTTCATATCACCCCAGCTCACTAACAATGGATTTTTTGTCATGTTGGTACTTCCGTTTTTGTTTGTATGCGCAACTACAGGTTTGGCACCGTTTTCAACGTATTCCTGATAGATTTTGTCACGCTCTGCAAGTATATTTGCGAGCGTATCGATCATCGGAAGGAATGCATCTCGATACGTGCCAACCGCCTTGGTTGCTGATACTATTCGATTTTTCCATGCTGTCTTTTTCACCCGGTTTCCCCCTTTCTCAAAAAATCCCGCGTATTTGGAAAAAGCTCCACCCACCGTTCTATCCTTACCCGCTCCAAAATCGCTAGAGAGGGGGGAGTCTGCTGCCATATCGCTTCTTCATACGCATTTGTAACTGTTTTCCATACGTTGTAAGCTCGTGTGAATCCCGATCATGCATGCGGTTGTGGCACTTCTGGCATAGCGTAATCAGGTTGCAGTCGTTGTATCGCTCATCTGGATACTGTTCGACTGGGTATACGTGATGCACATGGTCTCCAGATCTACGCTTGCCATATCGCTTACACTCTTGGCACTGGTAAGCATCTCGTCGCAGGATCACTGCACGTTTCTTCTTCCATCGTTTGTTGTTATATATCATTGGATTTATCCTCTGATTTCTTCTGCAGGATGTCGATTGCTTTCGTAATCACTGCCGGAAGCTTCACGCCCATGAGCCCGGTATTCTCAACAATCGAGATTGTTTCGTTCGCAATAAAAGCAATCACAACTGCGTCGCGAATATAGTTAGTGCCGATTACCCAATCCAAACAATACGCTACGAGCACGAGCGCAAGTGTCATGCATTTCCGGCATAAGCCTTTCCATCCTGTCTTACTCTCTAATCCGCCTGATGCGGTTTTGGAACTGTTTTTGAATACTCCCGCAACGATTAAGCCGGATACATAATCAATCGCCATGAATATGATTAAAGTCTTGATACTTGCATCCCATCCTCCGAATACACTTGCTATCGCGGATCCAATCATGCCTACAACTGTGTAAATCGCCTGTTTCATCGTCTCTCCTTTCCTCCTTTCCAACGCAAAACAGCAGCTATATGGTTTCCATACAACTGCTGTTCTCCGTTTCTCTCAACTATCTCATGCTATCATAATATCATTTAATTTGTCCCCTGAGTACTCCACTTTCATTTTTTCTTAAAACTACCGAAGAATTCTCTCACTCTTACATATAGCTCAAAAAACAAGTATGAATACGTCTCTCTTAATGCAAGTCTATAAAGCATCTGATCTTCCAGCGTCAGGCTCTCTACAAATTCCTTTTCGTTAAAGTAATCAATATATTCCTCAATGATCTCATACTCCGTTTTCATATCTTCTCACTTCACTTTCTTAGATAACAGATAGTAGAACTTCCGCCGACTGCGATAGTATAATGCACGCGATGCTGGCATCCCACGCGCTTCAAGCACCGGATATGTGCACTCAGCATCTGTTACTCCTGCAAGGATATACTGTGCAAGTTCCTTGTTTGCTTCCACTGTCGTATCTTCAATCAGCTTGCATCGCTTGCTTAGTTCTGCTGCCTTGATCGCTGCGCTTGCCGTCGGGTTCGACAATCCACTTCCTGTTGCTCCAGTTTCATGTGATCGTAGTCCTCGCAGTTCTCGAATCTCTTTTATCCAGTCCGGATACTGCATACAGTAGTGGTACAATTCCAAGAATCTATGCTTCCCGATGTTGTAGCTGGCGACCGAGTTTCTTTGTCTCACCTTGCTCACGCTCCTTTATACTTTCTGTGTGTACTCCAGACATATCCAGCCTGCACCACTTTTCAGCTTTCCCCATTTCTGCCCGGATACTGTCTTTTCCGCCACAATCGTATATACGCCCTTGTCCCGGATCACTCCGATTATTGCATTTGCTGTACCCGCATCCTTACGAATATTCAGTTCCGATGCTGTGACCTTAACTCTATATGTATCCGCCTGTGTCTGCTCTGGTTGGACTGCTGCCTGCTCCGGTGTCTTTGTTTCTCCGTTTGCATTCTGTTCTGTATTCATACCAAGCGTTGCAAGGATTCCTTTCGCATATGCTACACCAAACGCCCGGCACTTCTCTTCTGTATCCGCTTTTGCCGCATCAGCCTTATTGTCTACAAATACACCCTCGCAGATAATCGCCGGGCATTTCGTCTGTCGAATGAATCCAAAATAATCGCTTCCGTATGCGTTCTTTTTTGTCTTTAAGCCTCGGCTTTTCTGCCCGATCTTCACAACTTCTTTCTCTATGTTCTGTGCAAGCACCTTTCCTTTGCCACCGTTCACACTGTGCCATACTTCGAAGCCTTCTCCGCCGCCTGCATTGTTATGTATATCAAGTGCCAGATCTGCGCCCCAATGATTGCACATTGTTGTCTTTTCGTTGATTGAGCTATCAATATCTCCAGTTCTGCTAATCAATACATCTACGCCATGCTCTTTCAGATAATCGCGGCATCCCTTTGCCATCTTCAAATCAATATCCTTTTCTACAAGATACTTCACTGCTCCTGGATCACTCCCACCATGTCCTACTCCAATATATACTTTTGCCATCTCTATATCCTCCGATCATATACTCTTGCATTTATATGCTGCTGTTCTTCTTCGTTCCACGCGTCTAACAATCGACGCGCTGTCCGATACGCTATAATATAGCTTTCGCTCCTGCTGCCTCCACTGTCTTTGTAATATTCGTTCAGGAACTCTAACAGTGCCTGCTCCCGTATCTTCTGTGTTTCTGTCTTTTGCTCAGCTTTCCAATCCAATTTTGTTCCACAGTTGTCGCAATAGTGCACGATGTTCCATTGCATCTGATCAATAATCTCTCCTTTATTTCCCAGATACCACTTTCTTTCGTGACAACACGGACATACTGCAAGCACTCTTGGATTGCCGTGTGCATCCTTGTATCTCTCATCAATCTCAATTAACAGTTCTGCCATAGTATCCGGTTCCCCGGATTCTCACCCCCTTCCTTTTTTAGATTTATGATATATTTTCTTAGTGCCAAAATAAAAAGGTACCAACCACGAATACCGGTCAGTACCTTTTCTTTTCTAGTATTTACTTGTTTTTCTCGATGAAGTCACTCATCATCCTGCTTAGCTGTCCCGCCTGGCTTACCCCCGCCTTCTCACACGCATCTGCAAACGCTTCCACAAGCTCACGCTTCAGCTTATAGGATTTGCTTATCAGTCCAGCTTTCGCATTCCACTTGTCCTGCGGTCTAATCTTCTTTTCTTCCATCGTGCACCTCGCAATATATATTTAATCCCATTGATGCTACGCTCAATACAAGTGCTATTGCTATTGCCACATCCAATCCTTTTCTGATTGCATAGTACACAAGAACCGCCGCCGAACAGGTGCTAATAATTGTTAATACTTTTCTTATAGACATATCTTCAAAAATGGCTTAGAATAAAATTAGGCGGTGGGTGGGATATTCCCACCGCCTGTGCCCTTACTTGAAGAAGGTTTCGTAGATCAAGCATACTATGGTTGCTATGCCTTGCAGGATGCCTGTTACGATTGCGACTTTTTCAAGTTTGGGCTTTTTCTTTTGTTTTTTCTTAGCCATTTCTTATTCACCTCCTTACAAATATTATAATATCATACGGTGTACCGTATGTCAATACTTTTTATTAAAAAAGATGAAAAATTTCTGACCAGTATTCACTTTTCAATGTGCATCTTTATCTAGTATTTACTAGACTTTACAGGTAATTCTTCCCGAAGATCTCCCGGAAGCTCTTATCTGGATAGTGCTCTTCGAAAGCCTTCTGTGCCGCTTCGTGCAATATCTGCATATAGTCGCTGTTCTGGTGTACCGCATCCGGTCCTGTCCGGTGATGCTCCGGGCACAGGTAAACCTTCAAACCATATTTTTCGGACAGTTTTCGGTTTGGTCCTCCAAAGCAATGATGCTCTTCAATCGTATAGCCCTGCCGCCATGTTCCAAGCAGATCACACATGTAACAACATCCATCTTTATTCTGCATGATAGATTTACTCATGATTCACATCTCCTGTTCTTATAATCTTGATTGCATCATCCCAATTAACGACATCCTCTCCACCCATTCCAGTATTTCCAAATCGCTCATATGAGACTTTCTTTAGTTGCTCCACTACTTTGTCGGTGTCATAGGCGGTCGGCTGGCTTTCAATAATGTCTTTAAATACTTGCACATTTTCTGCCATAGGTATTTGTTCAGTTAAATCCTTAACTAAAGCATCCGCATCAATCAATCTACTCATCGTACACCACATCCTTACTTACTTTTTTTGTTACCTTGATTGTGTCCTTATTTGTCTTGCTGATCGTAACCTTAACACCTCGACCGTTATCAACTGTTATCTTTGTGATGGTTCTCTGATCAACCAGTTCAACGCACTCTTTTAAATACTCGCACACTGCCTAGTCTATCTCATGAATAGCCAGCTCAATGTTGTCCTTTGCCTTCTCCTGCCGTTTCCGTGCTCTCTGGTGAATCCGTGCTCCAGTGCAGTCGCACATCATGATTGCATGCTCCTCTGCCTGCTCATCTGGTATCTCTTCGCCAAATAGTACAAGATTTCTGCAATATTTGCATATTTCTCTATTTGCCATTACGCATCCTCCTTTTTGCTCTCTTTACACATTCCTGTTTCATATCAAGATACTCACTCAATGCTTCTTTCTGTTTTCTTATACATTCATTCTTTTTTCGTTGTGTCTCTGTGAATGCTTTATACTTCCCGCATACACTGTGACAACCAACTTTCCTGTCTACGCATTCCTTACATGGACAGTTTTTCACAACTTCCACTCCTTCCACTACCTATTTTTGCGCAAAAAAATACCAACCATCGAATAATGATGGTTGGTATTTTTATCTTCTATCCTCTGCCTTCTTTTCTTTGCTTCCATTGCATCTATAGAAAATGTCTATATGATTTATAGATGTGATGTCTTTTATCCCCTGTTCTATTTCAAAATGTTTTATATTGACATATTTCCTTCCATGCAACGGCAAAATACAACTCTGATTTTGATTCATATATGCCACATCCATAAAACCATAACCATTACTGATTTTTTCATTGCTCATCTGTACTCGATATATTCCTCTATCAGTAGTAATTTCTGCATGCCAATCATAGATACTGGCAGGAATAAGCTTTGTATTCATGCATTCAATGTTTGCATATATATCTATGCTATCTAATGTATTTCCTTCCCTATTCAATGTATATGAACTATTCAAAAGTATAACTCTCGTTTTTCCACAATGCTGCTTTCTTAGTTCTACAAGGCTTGTAAATAAAAAGGTTAAACATGCCCCTACAATTGCACCTTCTAATGCTTCACTAATACACAATATCAATTTTATAATTCTCCTAACGTACAATGTTATAAAAGCAGTATACCACTCCAACCATCACTATTCAATTTTCAAAGTTCGACAAATTTCGACGCTACATCATCTGATCTAATGGCAACTCCATCTGAATTGCTGGGTAATCTTCCCACGGAACGCCTATGTAATCGAGAACTCTTCCCCAGCCATATTTCTCTCCAGTCTTAGGATCTGTACAACACCGGTACATGTAATACTCCCATTCTTTCTGGTTACGCTCTCGCAATTTATCAAATCTATGTGGTCTTTTCTCCATGTGAATGCCAAAGCCACACATACTGCATCCTGTTCGCTGTGCTCCAGTAGTCCGAAGATTTCCGCACTGATCCTGTACTACATCGCCGTAAATATCTGGTATAATGCTATCCACCGGCTCATATGGTATTACATTTCCATTCTTGTCTTTGCTGTAAGGTTGCTCATAGTACAACTTCTCAAACACATCCATGTTTTTGTGATACCAATCATCCATTTCCAATGCCAGCTTTAATATGTCATTTCGCATATACGGAGCAAACGGAGCCGATCGCATTGTGGTTTTTCCATAGTAGTTGCATCCGTGATCGGTAAGCGCTTCTTCTCTCTGTCCACCTTCCGACGCCATCATTCCAAGATACGGATAGCTCTGATGTTCCCTAGCCCAATCATCACAAGGCTTCTCTTTGAGCCAATAGCAACAATCATTTGATACCTTAAAATTCGGTTTCTGATAATTCACTCCTTCATTTTCGTTTTCATATCCTCCAAACAATTTCAACCACTTCTGCGGCAGTTTCATCCGACTATTCTTCTGAAAATGTCCGAGTTCTCCACATTCACCTGTAATAATCGCATGTCTGACCGTTTTATTCTTTTCCGTCGGATTCTGTAACAATGCAATCTTACCTGCTATACGCTTACTGATTACCGGAAATCCAACCTCATTCAACACCTGTGTCTTTGTCTTATATGAATGCAGAATTGTCACACCAAGCGCTTTGTGCACTTTCTGAATACTTGCATCTTCCAAACTCGATACTGATATTGCCGGTACATCAATTCCGATAGATTTCAAGAACACATGCAATGTAATGCTATCAAGTCCACCGACACTCACATGTGCTGTTTTTCCACGTTTATCCATCTCCTGAAGAAATTCTATTGCACGGAGTTCTGACCTCTTCTTTTTTACTTCATATGGCTGATATTGCATGGCAATCATCCGGCTTTTTGCTTCACGCTTCTGTTCTTTCCACTTCTGGAATTCCACATCCGGCTTGTCTATCTCAATATCTTCCAAGAAGTCAAATTGTTCTTGTTCCATATCTACCTCCTACGCAAACATCATCAACTGTCCGCTTGCTTCTTCTGCAACCCTCATATTTGCTGTTCTTCTTGCAACACACATTTCCGGAAGATTTGCTCTCACAAGTGCAGCCGGTATCGGTGGACACACTGCATTGCCGCATCTTCTTACCTGCTCCGTTCTCGGATATGTCTTGCCAGTATAATCATGATCAATAATGTAATCTTCTGGAAATCCCTGACATCCATATAACTCTCGTGGTTCCAACATTCGAAGTCCGATATCCACAATCTGATAATCAACACCCTCAATCGTTACAAGACCAAATCTATCCTTTGTTGTAACCGTGTCTAATGGTTGTTCAATGTCCTGTCCGGTAGCATCACCATAGTATTTGATCAGAAATGCCCTGACTTCTCCAAAATGCCCTGCAGACGTTGTCACTGTATGTAACGGCTCTCTTTCGTCCTGTCCGATGCATGTCTTATAGAACTTACTGAGAAACGATGTAACCAGTCCGTACCGGTTCGAACCATCAACTGTCATGATCGGATCTTCTATCGTCTGTCCTCTCACTTCTCCCTGAGCAGTTTCGGAATGGTACTGGATCAGTGTAGGGCTTATTAAACAATGCTCATTCTTACTTACAATCGTGGTAAGAGGTTCTCTCACATCCTTGCTCCTGTCTACCGTAAATCCAGTCTGTCCGATCTGCACCATATACGGCTCTACAATTCCGTATCCATGCTTTCCTGTAATAGTTGGCATCGGTTCCCGGATATCATTAGGTCTGCGTTCTCCGCCATGATTGCACTGAATAATAAACGGTTCCGGGTTATCCAGTACAAATTTCTTTAATCCTCTTGCTATCCTTTCCATTGTCTTAGGTGCCAACGGTCTGACCGCCCGTATGCCGTATTTTCCCTTGATTTCCTCGGAAGTATCAAATATGGACGGGCAAGGCAGGCCAAAATCAAGTTGCGTGTATGCTCCAACATAAGGTTTAAGCAACCCTGCCTTGACTTCCTCACTGTCCGCCGGTGCATGTGTAGGCTCTGGCCATACGATTGATTTTCCATCGCAGCGTGCAATCATAAAGAATCTCTTTCGCATTGTTGGAGCTCCATAGTCCGCTGCCACAAGCTCCTTAAATTGCACTTCATACCCTAACTCTTCTACGTTCTCAAGCATGATCACTCTTGGTCTTACAAGACCTGCCCACCGGCAGGCTACCCACGCAAGACCACGAATATTCTTGTCTTTAGGTTTTCCACCTTTTGCCTTACTGAAGTGCTTGCAGTCCGGCGAAAACCAGGCAAGTCCTACCGGATTTCCTTTACATGCTGCGATCGGATCTACCTGCCACACATCTTCACAATAATGCTTTGTTCTTGGATGGTTGGTTTTGTGCATCTGTATAGCTTTCGGATCATGATTGATGGCTATATCAACGCTGTATCCTGTTGCCATTTCGATGCCTGTCGAAGCTCCGCCACCGCCAGCAAAGTTGTCTACAATAAGCTCTCCATGTATCACTCCATCACCCCCGGCATAAAATCGAACAGCGTCAGCTCGTCCATCTCGTTTTCTGCTGCCTGCAGATATCCAACTCCATCTCGGAAATAATCTGGATTCAACTCACAGCCTTTACCATATCTTCCCATCTTAACCGCCGTCATTGGTACCGTCATAAGTCCGCCGAACGGATCATATACGACATCTCCCGGATTGCTGTATCTGTTGATGATTCGCTCCACAATATCAAGTTGAAGCGGACATACATGCATCTGAGCACGTCTGCGGCTCTGTGTCGTGTTAAGCGTCCGCATCCGGTTGATATCATCCCATACCTCAAGTTTGTTCCATGATCCCGGAGCAACCACCATGAATGTTGCCGGCAGTCTGCCATCCTTATCAAGCTCTTTTGCAAGCTTCACATGCTCTTCATAGTTGTAAACGCTCTCTCTGCTGTATTTTCTGTATGCTTTCTGCAGATTATCCACCGATATCTCTTTCAGCTCATCCTTACTGATCAGACGATTGCCCGATGATCTCCAATAGCCGTGCGCATCTATCTGCCACTGTGCTCTTGTGTACTCTTCCTTGCTCTTTGATACCGGATCATCTGCATATGCTTTGCTGTGATCCGTTGGGAGCTTTCGAAACAACAAGATATATTCCGGGCATCCTACCCCCATCTTGGTACCGTCCTTGCACTGTTCAGACCAGCCAAGGCGGTATGTCTGGTTATTCTCTCGTACAACATCCGTCACAACAGTGATCATGCCGAAATACATAAAACCATGCTTCATGTAATGTTCGATACAATCCGCATGAAACGGCTCGATCGTCGGCATCCCGGTACCAGTCGCATTTCCAAAAAGCACTCTGTCCTTAACGTGTACTGCTGCCACTCTGCCAGGCTTTAAAACTCGCAGAAGCTCCGGCGTCAGGTAGTCCATCTGTTCAAAGAACCGCTCTGTATCCTGATTGTGTCCAAAGTCGTTATAATTTGCGCTGTACTCGTAGTGATTGCCGAATGGTATCGACGTATGTATCAGATCAACACTGTTACTTGCCATGACACGTGTTTCTTCCACACAATCGCCGTATACTGCTTCATAGTGATTTCCTCGCACGGTGCGTTCTTCTCTTGTTCCTTCCACTCCCATCTTCCTTTCCAATCGTTCAGCTTTATTCGCTGAATTCAGTCCATATTTCTTCACGATCTCAACCATCCGCTGGACCATGTAATTGTGATTCTTCCATTTTTCCAGCAGGGCTTCCTTGATCTGCCGCTCGTTCTCCATGTAGATAATGTCAATCACAACCGGCTGGCTCTGCAAGAACCGGTAACATCTGTGGATTGCCTGAATAAAATCATTAAATTCATAATCAATACCAAGGAATATTTCCCGGTGGCAATATCGTTGGAAATTACACCCAGAGCCGGACAGCGATTTCTTTGTTGCAAACAGCCGTGTCTTTCCATTCGAGAAATCAATTACACGCTGTTCTCTCATCTCATAGTCCATAGCTCCATAGATATCAACTGTCTCTGGCAACGCTTTTTTGATTGCATGCCGTTCGCTCTCCAGATCGTGCCACAACAAGAAATGATCATCCGGCGAAGCATCAACAATCTCTTTCATCTTCTGCACTCGGATGTCTATGCTGTCCCGCTTGACCGCCGCTGCTTCTTTCAATCCTTCTGCTGCTTCCTGAAAGAGCTGCATCTGACCGTCCTTGTCTGCTGTATCTCCGTAATGAATCGGTATCTCATGCCATCTGACATCGAGCGGTGGCAGATCGTATCCGGCATCGGAATAATCCGGATTGAGATCTGACGGCTTTGTAACGAACAGCGCCCAGCTTGACACCCACAGCCAAAACTCATCTTCCATATTCGGATACAGCGTCAGGTTATTTGCCTTTGTACTATCCCGCTGGAAGAATCTTGTCAGTGCCTGTCCTGTGTCCATGACTTCAAGATATCCTGCATAGTGTATAAGCTCCTTGTACTTATTCGGTGATGGTGTAGCTGTTGCTACGAGCTTATACGGAACGTTCTTGAATTTGTCCAAGAATGTCTGATAGGTCTTACTTCCAAAGCTCCGGAGAACGCTTGCTTCATCCAGTGATGTTGCAGCGAAGTACGATAGATCTATATCGCCATCTCTCACTCGCTCATAGTTTGTCAGTACGATCTGACTGTCACACGCCTTGACCTCATCCATCGTCCGGCAATACTCAGGCTTCTCATATCCAAGCAGTTCCACCGCATCTCTGGTGAACTCCTGCTTCACTCCAAGTGGCAGAACAATCAAAGCTCTGCCGTCGGTATGTTCTGCTGCCAGATGGCAAAACTCTATCTCCTGAACCGTTTTTCCAAGTCCGAACGCTTCAAACAATGCCCGGCGTCCGCCCTTAAGTGCCCATGCAACAGCATCTGACTGATGTGGTTTCAATGCCGGATTGATCTTTGAACGATCAACCGCAAATCCGCTGTCTGTTGCAAGGTCGATTTTGCTTTCTAAAAATTCTCTATATGTCATATCACACCTCACTTGCGACCAGCTCTCTATTACACAGCTTCTTGATCTGTCTCACTCGTTCAAACGATATACCGCACATTTTTGCTGTATCGGTCATGCCATATCCCTGCAGCATGCACCGCATTGGCTTCTGTGTTCTCGGAGACAACTGATCAACCATATGTCCGAAATCTATCATAGTAACCAGATCACCAATATAATCATGAGTATCTGCAAGAAATACATCTGCATAAGACTCTCCAGCTTCATTAACTGCCTTATCCGCTGCCACATACTGTGGTTTCTCTACGTCTGGTCTATTGAATTGCGTTCGAAGCGGTACATCTTCATAATTGACAAATCGCTCCACATATCCACGTATATACAGCCCTATGTAATTACGATTCAGATGTTCCAAATCCTTGCTTCTGTCGATAGCTTCCACTAATGCCAGCATACCCACCTGGACAATGTCCTCATAATTGGGAAATCCTCGATATTTGTTCAGATGGAAATACACCAGTTTGATATTTTCTATAATCTTCTGATTACGCATTTCTATATTTGACAATTTTTTCACCTTCTTAACATGCTTCCTTTTTCTTCATCTTCTCCTGCATCCAAGCCTTCCACTCGTGCGTGTCCTCGGATACAGTCCAACTATCATTTTTATTGAGTAAATACTCGACTTTTTCCCACATTTCTGCATTCTTGATTGCAACACCTCTCGCAGACTTCCAGCCGGTTTTCTTCCAGCCTCCAAGCCAGTCATTTTTCAACGTCCAGAATACATGCTCCGTGCGTGTGTGGATGTGCACAGTACATCCCTTCTGCATCCGTTCCAATGCTGCAATGAGCAGTGTCAGCGTAATAATATTCGTATTGCAGTGTTCAAAATGCATGACTTCATACACGATCACAGGCTCGCCTTTGTATAGCATCTGTTTTCCATCTTCGTATGCTTCCATCACATACATGCCGTCGGCTTTCGTGGCACGCGGTGCAATCGTCGAAGTCTCAATATATATCCTCACTTCCTGCATTTTCGTCTCTTCCTTTCGTTGCACCGGTGCAACTTCGGCCAATCGTCGCCCGGTGCTCGTATCACTCTCTTTGTCTGCTGTATCTTTACTTCCGTGTAATAGACATAGCTGTACCCTGTTACCTGGTTTATGCCAATTCGAATTGATTTTTTATCTATGTAATACCCCGGACGGGCTACCGGTCCATCCGCGAGGAGCTTCTTCATTGTCCGCCGGACATATGCTTTCTTCTCCGGTTCTGGACGTACTAAGTTTCTGCTTGAAGAAAGACTGGATGCGCGCTTGATCTCTTCCGGGTCAAATATGCTTTCCTGTTCAAGCTCTTCCGGAAGCGGTTTGCACAGATATGATGCAAGCTGTCCGAATCCTTCCTCATCACGGACCGGTTCACTATGATGTGATAATCCCGGCCAGTTCTTTGCTATTAACAGCTCCGTGTTCCATATCCGATTACAGATCAGGTGGATGTGGATACCGCCCCGCTTGCCAATCTCTACGCGCCTGATCCACTTCCACTTCTCGCCGTGTGCTGCATAATCTCTCCGCATGCGCTTGTCGAACAGTGCCAAATCCTGCTTGACCGCATCCATGCTTTTTCGCGTACCTGCCGGGTACTTCAATGTAACCCAACAGTCATCAGGTAGGAAGTTCGCTTTCAGCAAGTGTCGATACTTATTCTCCTTGTTGATCTGATTCTGCCGCTTCACCTGTTCCGGTGTCGGTTTCTTCCGCTTCGCCCGGTGCTCGCCTTTTGCTCCTATATGTCCGGCGAACTTATATGCATGCTCTATGGAATTTTGGAAATAGTATGTATGTTTTCTGTATGCCATCGAAAATGTATCCTTGTCCCTAACTTTAATATGCTTATACTGTCTCAAAGCGAGCTTTTATCCCGCTTTTCTTGACGATATAAGCTTTGTGTGATACACTCAAATTGTTCAGATTCGAGGTATTACACCTGAGCCGGTTTTCAGCCGGCTCTTTTTCTTTTCAACGCAGCTTCTCCGGTTGATTCCTGGTAGTATGTACCATTTTCCGCCACCCAGTACCGGTACCGGTCGCCATTCGCGATCCTGCTGCCTATGTACAGGCATCCTGTCGGTGGCTCCAATTCCGCGAAGCTCTTTGCACTCATATATGCCTTGTGCATGATCTCATCCATCTTCGTCACTTGTACGCCACCCTTCTTCGGTCTGACGTCTTGCTCTTCACGATCAGATGATCTGCGCAGTCTGCTTCCACGTTCCAGTTTTCCCAGCGCAATCCGTTTTTTGTCATGATTTCCTTTTGCTTTCGCGTCGGCTTTGCCTGGCGCTTTAGTTTCTCGTCTTTCAATCTCATCTTCTTCCTCCGTTTCATTCGCCAGCGCGATCAACTGCTGCCAGATTGTGCCTACCAACATGATTCCAAATCCGTAAATCATACCCATCCAAAGTAGTACAGCACCTTCCACCATCGCGATCGTCGCCAGCTTATATGTTGTTATGATCATCTTGTTACTCATCCTCTCATCCCTTCTACTGATATTCAGCCTGCAGATTACCCCATCCGATCTGTCTCGCGACCGATGTCGGATTGAACGGCGGCACCTTGCGCCCTGCCTTCAATTCCTTCCGATAACGAAGAAAATCTACAAATGCAAGATAGTTGACATACGTCACGCCGCAGCCATCCAGAATTGTGTAGTTTCCGTATCTTCCCCGTTGAACATACTCGTCGATCTCTGCAAGCCGGTTCGACACTGTCCTCGCCGATATATCCAGTGACTTCATAATCTGCGCTTTTGTCACATACGGTGAAGCACTAATGTATTTGATAGATGTTATCTCCATGCTCCTCACGCTCCTTTCAATCGTTCCAGTTCCTCCACCAGACTGTTTTTCGCTCGATCAAGCGACCGTATCTCTTCCTCAATGTCCTTTACCTTCATTGCTCTCCGGAACATATCTTTGAAGATTATGAGTCCAAAGCTTTTATACAGCTCTGCTACTTCTTCCTTACCGGACGTATTCCGAATTGCCGGATACCACATGTATACGGTCTCGATCAGCTCGTACTCCTCATCCGTGACGGACCCATGTATCAGGTTCTCAAATTCACTTTTCGTCATTTCATCTCCTCCAGAAATCTCCTATAATCTAATACGTTCTCCAGTGCGCGTAACAATGTGCTCAACTCCGATACATCATCCAAACACTGCACCCGCTTATCAATTTCTACTCGAATCTTTTCGAGTGACTTTTCCACTTCGATGATTTTTTTCTGATGATCCAAGTACTTCTGAAGCCGACGTATTTCAGCACTCAAACGAACTTTCTCTCTTTTGAGAAGCTCCACGTCTTTCTCAAGCTGTTGTTTATCCATAGCTTCACCTTCCTTTATGCCCCTTCACTTTACCCTGCTTCCTTTTTGTAACGCTGACGCTCTTCCGCTTTGCCTGCTGCCTTGCCTTCCGCGTAGGCGGACATTGCCATGAACATCATGGACTGCTCCGTGGGATTCTTTACAGACATCACAGATTCTGCCATGTTTTCAATGTTTGTCTTTTTCTCGTCTCTTGTCACTCTGTTCACCTCCTTGTTATCTTTGATTACATTATAGGTATCACAGATTACTTTGTCAACACTTTTTTGTTATCTCTGATTACTTTTTCTATTGCAATTCATTCTTAAAGGTGGTATTCTAATGAAAACAAGGAGGTATTTGATATGGAACAAGGAGAAAGAATAAAACAAATACGTACTTCTCTTGGACTTACTCTCGAGAAATTCGGTGATCGATTAGGTGTTACAAAAGTAGCTATCTCCAATATAGAAAAAGGAAACAGAAATTTAACTGAACAAATGACAAAAGCAATTTGTCGTGAATTCAATGTTGATTACATGTGGTTGACTACTGGAGAAGGTGAAATGTTCGTCGCTACCGATGATGATTTTCAGGCACGTATTGATCAGATCATGTTTGGTCAGGATGAAAGTCGTAAAAACTTATTTAAGATGATGATAGATATGAGCGATGAAGATATTCATGCTTTGGAAAGAATCTTGAAAAACATATCTTCATTTTATGAAAACCAGAACAAAGAGGATTAAAAAGAGCTGGCTATTTGCCAGCTCCGATGTACAGATACCGAACAAAGTTATAAATCCGCTTCAGGATTTTATCGTCGTGTATCTTCCCCAACATATCGAGGATTGCTCTTTTGTAGTTCATAGAGTCCCCACCTCCTCTCTGGTATAGTAGCATATTTCGGGGTGATGCATGAAATAATTAGCGATATTTCCATAATTATGGAAATTATTTCCAGTCAGATTCAAACAGATCAGTTATATGGACCTCAAGAGCTGCCGCCAGCGATTCCAGTTGCATCAATGTCGGAGATACTTTTTCATTTTCAATATTGTTGATCGTAGACTTTCCGATGCCAGACCGCTTTGCCAGTTCTACTAATGTGATCCGTTTTGCTGTTCTTATCTGCCAAACTAATATTTTCATTTAATATATGCTCCATGATTAGATTGTTTTTTATTTTTTGAAATAAAATACGGTTCTATATATGGTAAAACGATATTTAACAAAATATACGAGCTAAAATACGAGAAATTAAAAAATTTTAATATCAAAGGGGGATACCTATATGGCAGTATGTAAAAGATGTGGTAAAAAAGGACTATTTCTTCATGTAAATGCAGATGGATTGTGCAAGAAGTGTATTGGTCAACAGGAAGCTTTACTTGCTGGAAAGAAGAAAGCTGTATTAGCTCAGGGAACGGATTATATTAAACTTATAGTTTCACTATATAATTCTGCGCATAATTACCACGAGTCCGACGATTTTGATCATGCTATGGAACAATGCACACAAATCCGAGAGACAATCAAAAAGCTTTCCGAACTCGACTACTTAAAAAATATTATGGATCTGAATATCAAATATAATTCAACCTTTGATCGTGGTCATGATTTCGGCAAGATTCCCGGCTTAAATGAGATCATTCATAAAGACGATCCTACATACCCGAACAACATAATAGAAAAACTTTATAAACTTATTGATAATTGCGAGAAATATATTATAAATACACATGAAATCGCCTTGAAAAAAGCTGCATTTTTACCAACACTTGAATCTATTGAGTTATACCCTATCGAGTTATCAAGTGAAAAAATAAAGAAAAATGCATTAAGCAATATTGAAGATATTACATTCTCTTCTATAACAAAAAAATCCAACTATGAGCGGCTAGGTTTTTTCACCGTTGTTGATGTGGAAACAACCGGACTTACTGCAAGTAGAGATGAAATTATTGAGGTTGCCGCTATACGCTTTGAAGAATGGATTCCAATTTGTAAATTTGAGACTTTTATAAAACCAAAAAAAGAAATATCTCCAGAGATTACCGATATCAATGGTATAACAAACGATATGGTTGCAAATGCTCCAAGTATTCAAGCTGTGATACCTGCACTTTCTGATTTTATTGGAAAATCCGCGATTGTCGGACATAATTTATTGTTTGATATAAAATTCTTATACAAAAACGGATTGGATTTCTTTGAAGTCAAGCGGAAATATTATGATACCTTGGAACTTGCAAGAAAAATTCTTACAAAAGCAAAATCATCGAATGATATCTATGGAGATGTAAGTGATCATAAACTTACTACTCTTTGTGATTATTATTCAATTAGAGATAATCATTATGCACATAGAGCTGCATCCGATTGTCTCGCTACTGGATATTTATTCAATATCTTTGTAAAAGAACGAATTGGCATCGATGAATAATACTGTTGCACCGGTGCAACTTTTATAACTTGGGTACAGATTGTACCCTGCTTCATAATTTCATAACAAAAAGAATCCCCCGTGTTGGCGCACGAGGGACTCAGATACACCATCTAAGGGGATGGCATACATAAAACATACAAACATATTATACCATCCCCTTCTTTAATTTACAATTAAAAGGAGGGATTTTTTATGTGGTGTGAACCTAGAAAAAATGGAGTAGTTTATCGTGAACGATACAAAGATCCTCTGACTGAGAAAACTAAGGTCGTGACTGTCTTTAAGCAAAAAGATACTCCCCAAAACAAGAAAAAAGCGCAGCGAGAGCTTACTGCAAAAATTGAAGCTACGATTGAAAACCTTCAATGCACCGACAACACGGTAACTCTTTCTAAACTTCAAAAGGAATATCTGAAAGCCCAAAGAATCATTTATAAAGACAGCACAGTTGATCGGAATGAAAGTGTCACTTCGTCTGTCATAGAAATACTGAATCAGGATGCAATTGTCAACAATCTGACAGCACAATATGTAAAGTCCAAATTGCTTGATTCCGGAAAAGAACTTACGACATTGAACTCATACATAACACGCTTCAAAGCAATGTTGAATTGGGGATATGAGAATGACTATCATGATAATATGCGGTTACTTACGAAGCTCAAACAATTTAATGATACGTCAGATGACAGCGAAATCAAAACAAAATACTTGGAACCTGAAGAAGCAAAAAAACTTCTTAACTATATCCAGAATGACGAGAATTGGCGCTGGTACTACACAACATCAATTCTGTTGCTATCCGGTCTGCGCTTCGGCGAATTATCAGCACTAGAAATATCCGACATTGACTTGGATCAGTTAACAATTCGAATTTCCAAAACATACGATTCAAAGCACGACATTGTAACTACACCAAAGACTGACAATTCCAAACGTGTAATACATATCCAGCCGACACTCTTAGTAGAACTAAAAAAATGTATGCTATGGAGAAAAGAATTGATGCTTGCAAACAATTTCAGGTCAAATATTTTGATTCCAAACAACAAAGGTGATCATATGCAAATAGCTGGCTATGAAAAATACCTTCGTATCATATCTGAGAAGCTTCTTGCCCGACGTGTAACACCTCATATGTTACGTCACACGCACGCATCGCTTCTCGCTGCAAACGGCATGACTCCGGATGAGATTGCCCGCCGATTAGGACACAGCAAATCTACAATCACAAGCAAGATCTATATTCATGTTACACAAAAAGTTATTGAAAATGATAACCGAAAGCTAGATCAAATAAAACTCTTCTCATAATTTTTGCCCACTATCTGCCCACCTAGGCGATTTTTCAACCATTAAAAAACGGCGGAAACCCTTGATTCTACGTGGTTTCCGCCGAATAAAAAAGATGCCCAGAGCCGGAATCGAACCAGCGACACGAGGATTTTCAGTCCTCTGCTCTACCAACTGAGCTATCTGGGCATGTATCTTATGTAATTAGTAGCGGGGACAGGATTTGAACCTATGACCTTCGGGTTATGAGCCCGACGAGCTTCCAGACTGCTCCACCCCGCGATATTAAATTATTCCTAAATAGGAAAAGTGGGCGGAGGTGGATTCGAACCACCGAAGCATAAAGCAGCAGATTTACAGTCTGTCCCCTTTGGCCACTCGGGAATCCGCCCAAATTTTTAAACTGATAAGCCGATGATCGGACTCGAACCGATAACCTGCTGATTACAAATCAGCTGCTCTGCCAATTGAGCCACATCGGCATATACGATGCTGTCATCAATCAGTTTAAG